TAGTAAAAAACAAAGAAAGATACTTAATACAAAAGATATTACAGTAAAAATATTTGATAAGCTAGATGATAACTTACGTAATATTGTATCAGATATATACATAAAATATATTAAACACAAAGATTATTACGAAAAGGGTAATGAAGAAAATAGTGAAATACTTATTCGAGATGACCCTATTGATTGGAAGTACTTTGTTTATTACTATAAAGATACCCCAGTTGCATTTACAGAACTAATAGAATTTGCAGACGAACATGTTTTAACAGGTCAGTTTGCATGGGATTATAATAATCCTAAATTAAGTCTTGGAACATATGCAACATTATTTGAAATAAAATGGGCTATTGAAAAGGGATATAAAAAATATCATCTATCATATGCCTATGAAGAAAGCAGTATGTACAAATCAAGATTTGATGGATTTGAATTTTGGAATGGCAGAAAATGGTTGACAGATACAGATATGTATGTACAATTGTGTAAAGAAGATAGTAAGATAAATAGTTTAATAAGTTTAAATAAATATCAAGAAAAATATTTTAAAATTATAAAAGAGAATTAATGCCAATATACGAATATGAAAACACAAAAACTGGAGAGGTATTTACAAAGTTACTACCTGTCGCTAAAAGAGACTTTCCGTGTAAAAAGCGTTTTGTTAGAAGAGTTATTACTGCTCCTAACTTATCTCTTATATCAGATGTGGGTGGAAGAGAGGATAAAGCCAGAGAGCAGATACTCCAAGCCGCAGAAGACGGATACAAAGAACGAGAGATAAAAGAAGAATTAGGGATAAAGAAAAATCCAGATTGGATAAAAGAAAAAAGAATACAAAAGAAACAAAAGAGGCAATGGCTATAAATGCTACCAAGTAAAAAAGAAGTAAAAGAATTAACAGACCAACAACAAAAATTTATTAATGCATTGTTTGGAGAAGCATTAGGCAATCCAAAGAAAGCAGGAGAGATTGCAGGATATGCACCTAGCTCTTATCCTAAAGTTGTTAAAGCGTTAAAAGATGAAATACTAGAAAGAGCAGAATACTCTTTAGCACTTAACTCTGCAAAAGCAGTAAAAGGTTTAGTGGATGCACTAGATGAAGATGGTAAAACTCCTGGTGTTAATATTAGAATGGAAGCGGCCAAACAAATACTTGACCGTGTCGGACTTGTTAAAAAAGATAAGATAGATATTAACGCACAAGTTGCTCATGGTATATTTATACTACCGCCAAAAGATGCAACGAATTAAAAGAAAAGCAAGAGTAATACCATTTGGCTATAAAGAATCTGATGACCCAGATTATATTGAGCCAGTGCAATTAGAACTAGATGCACTAGAAGAAGCAAAAGAATATTTAAATAATTGTTCTTATCGTGAGGTTGCAAGATGGCTAACTCAAAAAACAGAAAGACCAATTACACATACAGGTTTAAGAAAAATAATTAATAACAGATGGCAGACATTGAACCACCTAAACCAAGAAAAAATCTTGGAAGAAAACGAGGAGTCCAACAAGCTCCTAGAGTTCTCAGCGTAGAAAGTAAAGCTAGGGCATCAGCTAAACGAGTTTTAAAAACTCAAGAAAAAAAAATACAAAAAGCCTCAGTAGATTTACACTATGCTAAAAAGAAAAAAGAACAGATATTAAAAACGGACAATGCATTAAAAGGAAAAGATTCTGCAGTCTTAACTAAAGATGAAGTAGAACAACTTCCGCCAAATGTACAAGAACATGTTGAAGATAATATAATCTTTCAACCAAACGAAGGGCCACAGACAGAGTTCTTAGCGGCATCAGAAAGAGAAGTTTTTTATGGTGGTGCAAGAGGTGGTGGTAAATCATACGCAATGTTGATAGACCCACTTCGTTATTGTGACAAAGGAAATCATAGAGCGTTATTAATTAGACGTTCAATGCCAGAACTTAGAGATATGATTAATCATTCTCAACGTTTATATGGTCAAGCATTTCCAGGTGCTAAATGGAGAGAGCAAGAAAAAGAATGGCGATTCCCATCTGGTGCTAGAATTGAATTTGGTTACGCAGAAAACTTAACTGATGTTCTTCGTTACCAAGGTCAATCGTATACGTGGATAGGTATTGATGAATTACCACAATATCCTACACCAGAGATATATAACTTTTTACGTTCATCTCTTCGTAGTGTAGACCCAGATATACCTGTGTTTATGAGAGCTACAGGCAATCCAGGTAACGTTGGTTCACAATGGGTTAAAGAAATGTTTGTTGACCCTGCAGAACCAAACTCAGCGTTTGATGTAAATATAAATACTATAGTAGGAAATAAATCTATAACAAGAAGATTTATACCTGCAAAACTACAAGATAATCCCTATCTAATGCAGACAGATGATTATCTTATAATGTTGTCATCGTTACCAGAAGTACAACGTAAACAATTTTTAGAAGGAGATTGGGGTGCATTTGAAAACTCGGCTTTTCCAGAATTTAGTATTCCTACTCATGTTGTGGAGCCTTTTAACATCCCCCGCAGTTGGCTCAGATTTAGAACGTGCGACTGGGGGTATTCATCTGCGGCTTGCGTTCTCTGGTTGGCAATGGACTTCGATAACAATTTCTGGGTATACAGAGAATATTACACCAAAAGAGTTACGGCAGACATTTTCGCAAAGCAAGTACTTGAACGAGAACAAGATGAATATATTAGATACGGAATCTTGGACTCTTCTACTTGGTCAAGAAGAGGGGATGCTGGCCCTAGTATTGCAGAAACAATGATTAGAGAAGGTTGTAAATGGAGACCATCAGATAGGTCGCCACGAAGTAGAGTAGCAGGTAAATTAGAATTACATAAGCTACTATCAAAAGATGAAAATACTGGACAGCCTAAATTAAAAATATTTTCTAATTGTATTAATCTAATTAGAACATTACCAATGTTACCTATAGATAGAAACAATCCAGAAGATGTTGATACACATGCAGAAGACCATGCGTATGATGCTCTTAGATATGGAGTGATGAGTAGAAGTGTTCATCCAAAAAGTTATGAAGCAAATAGATACACAGAAAAAGAAAAGTTTAAACCTTCTGATAGAGTTTTTGGATACTAATGGCTAAAGCAAAATATTGTGATTGTGTTAGTACAATACCAAATAAAATAAAAATAGGTTATAAGAATTATAAACTAGAAGAATGGAAACAAACTGTAGCTAGTGCAAATGAAGCACAAGGTCAGTTTTTTTCTAAAGAAGGTATTATAGGATATACCTCTGACGAGGAAGGAGTTTCTCATGCTAATACTATATTGCATGAAATATTACATGGTATAATATATCAATGGAATGTAGATGTAGGAGAGAAAGAAGAAGCTATAGTTAATGGTTTAACTAATGGTTTAATAACTGTTTTTGTAGATAATCCAGATTTAATGGGGTATCTTAAAAATAAAATTTTGGAGGAATAAATGCCAGAAGATGTAATGAAAAAATACAAACAAGGTGAACTTCCTGCTGATTATTCAAAAGATGCACCAGTAGGACAGAAAATTGACATGACTATTCATGCCAATGATGAAACAAGACCAAATAATTTTCCTAAACAAGGAAATAAAAATAAAGTAGACCCTGCTGTTTTTAGAATGGCAGATGAAAAAGATTACTAGGAGGAAAGATGGAAACACCAATTAAAATGAAAAAATATGTACAAGGCGAAGTTTCAGAAGTAGCTGATGGTGCACCCGCAAAAGAAAAACCAGATGCAGGAATATTAAAAATGTATTCACAAGCAGAGGTTTCTAATGTGCCAGATACACCACCTGCAAAAGAAAAACCAGATGCAGGCATGTTAAAAAGATATACTCAAGGTGAATTATCAGACGCAAAAGAAGCAAAGTAAAATATGGCAGATAAAAAGTCAGCCAATATTTTATCTTTAGCAGATACTGACGATAATAAAGAGCAAGACTACGAAGTTTCTGGTCTTGCAGGTCTTATTAAAGGTAAATTTACTGAAGCAGAAGACGCTCGTAAATTTGATGAAGAACGTTGGTTAAGAGCCTATCGTAACTATAGAGGAGTCTATGGTAACGATATGGCATTTACTGAATCTGAAAAATCAAAAGTATTTGTTAAAATAACAAAAACTAAAGTTCTTGCGGCATACGGACAATTAATAGAAGTTTTATTTTCTAGTGGCAAATTTCCAGTAGGAGTAGAGCCTACACCTATACCAGAAGGTATAGTGGAGTATGCACATGTGTCTAAATTTAAAAGACAAGAAGAACAACCTCAAAGTCCATATGGTTATCCAGGTGATGGTAATGAACTAAAACCTGGTGCAACAAGTATACTAGGCGGTTTAAAAGATAAATATAAAGGTATGGATTTTGTTGCAGGAGAAGCAAAAGATGGTAAATCAGAACCACAAATTAGCCCTGCAGAAGAAGCATCTGCTAACATGGAAAAACTTATTCATGACCAATTAGAAGAAGCAAGTGCTGTAAATGTTTTACGACATGCATTATTTGAATCCGCACTTTTAGGAACAGGAGTTATTAAAGGGCCGTTTACTTATGAACAAACAAGTCATAACTGGGAAAAAGACCCTGTAACAGGAGAAAATACATATTCTCCTAAAACAAAATTAGTTCCAAGAATTGAATCTGTATCTTGTTGGGATTTTTATCCAGACCCAGATGCAGTAACTATTGATGATGCCGAGTATGTAATACAACGACATGTATATACTCGTTCACAAGTTCGTGATTTAATGAATAGGCCATACTTTAGAAAAGAAGCTATTCGTAATGCTTTAAATATGGGGCCTAATTATGAAGCTCGTGGCTATGAATCATCATTAAAAGATAGAGAAAGCACTAGTGAATACGATAAAAACAGATACGAAATATTAGAGTTTTGGGGAACACTAGACACTGACCTTGCAATGGAAGCAGGTTTAGAGCTAGACGATAATGACATGGACGATATGGATGAAGTTCAAGTTAATTGTTGGGTATGTAATGGTGAAGTAATTAGATTAGTGTTAAATCCATTTACACCAACAAGATTACCATATTTAATTTGCCCATACGAGATAAACCCATATCAATTTTTTGGTATTGGTATACCAGAAAACATGGATGATGCACAAACAATTATGAATGGTCATGCAAGAATGGCTATTGATAATTTAGCACTTGCAGGCAATTTAGTATTTGATGTAGATGAAACTATGTTAGTGCCAGGACAAGATATGAAAGTATTTCCTGGTAAAATATTTAGAAGACAAAGTGGTATGCCAGGTCAAGCTATACATGGAGTTAAGTTTCCTAATACAGCAAATGAAAACTTAATGATGTTTGATAGATTTAGACAACTAGCAGATGAATCTACAGGCATTCCATCTTATTCGCATGGAACAACAGGTGTACAATCTACAACTAGAACAGCGGCAGGTATGTCAATGTTAATGGGAGCGGCGGCTCTTAGTATAAAAACAGTTATTAAAAATATTGATGATATGTTACTACGACCTTTAGGTGAAACATTATTTGCATGGAACATGCAGTTTAATGAAGACACTCCAGAAATAAAAGGAGACTTGCATATAAAGGCAAGAGGTACAACATCATTAATGCAAAAAGAAGTAAGGTCACAAAGATTAATGACTTTCTTACAAGTTGCATCAAATCAAAATTTGGCTCCGTTTGTTAGATGGCATTCTATATTATCTGAGATTGCAAAGTCACTTGATATAGAACCAGAAAAATTAATAAACGACCCAGAGAAAGCGGCAATCTTTGCAAAAATAATGGGGATGGCAAATGGAAATCAACAGAATCAAAGCAATAATCAACAGCCCTCAATGGCCGATGATGGAGGAGCTCCTACGGGAGCGGATGCAGACGACATTACAGGCGTTGGCGGTGGCAACATCGGAGTTGGAGGTGTACCGACTCCAGGGGAAGATAGCTTCTCTGCAGGAACTGATGAAGATGAGGGAGCAAATTAAACGTAAATGACAACATACTACAAAGGAAATAATATAGGTTTATCATTTGATGGCACAGGATGGTCATTTAATAACCAAGCACAAGATTTTATTGACACTGATACTTTTAATAGTCAAGATATAGACTTTCCTTATTACGAACCACCTGCAGAAGAAGACGAAGAAGAAAGAGAGCCATGTCCAGAAGGATATGTTTATGATGAAGATTTAAGGCAATGTGTGCCAGACCCACGTTCTGGTAATCCTTATATGCCAGATAGTGAGCCTACTCAAGAAGTTATTCCTGGTACAGGTAGATTACTTCCTAATGTAGATAATAGATTAGCACCTCAAGGTAGTGGTAGTATTTTTAATTATGCAACTACTGCAGAAACTAGAGCACGTATGAATGAACATATGCTTTTAATGGAAGGTATATCTCATGGTTGGTTAGAAAAAGCACCAGATGGAAATGGATATAGAAAAGTAGCATTCAATGAAGAACAAGGAGAGGGTCTTGGTTATGTAGGAACTGTTTTAAGATATGTAAATAGAAAATCATATGATGATTATTTTGAAATATTACAAAATGGTTATCAACCAAATACAGATAATTTTTGGTCTAGTTTTGTAAGTAAAGGTGGAACATATTCTTTAAAAGGGGGTATGAAATATCAACGACCACCTTCAAGTGAATTAGGCCCAGGAGAATATTTTAACTATAGTCCAGAGTTTCAACAAAAAGTAGATAAAGCATTAGAATTAAGAAAAAATAATGTTAATGCTATTATTGATAGAGAGGGCAATGTTAACATTGATGCTGATGGTAAAGGCGGATATTACAGAGAAGATGGTAAATATGTAGATGAAAATGGTAGAGTAAATGCTAGAGGTAGTCTAGGTAATGCACTTAAACTGTTAAAGAATGCTAATGATATAGGAGGCTTACCTTCTAAATTAAAAGCAAGATTATTAAAAGGTATAAATACTAAATCATTAAGTCTTGGACAAAGAAACGCTTTAGCAGTAGCCGCAGGATTTGCAAATATTCAAGAGGCGGCAAATGCATTAAATGCTGTTCAAACTAAAATAGAAGAACAACAAGAACGTGATGAACCAGATACAACTACTGATGTAACAACAGTTGCTGATAATGTTATAACTGATGTAGATGGAGATGCATCAGATGATGGGGATACAGGTTCTCCACCAACTGGCGAACAATTTTATGAACAGACTTATGGCCCTGTAGAAGATGAGCAAGGATTTGGAACTAGTAGTAGTTCTGATAGTGGAAGTTCAGACTCTGGTAGTGGAGGTATTTCTGTTAGTGATTACAATAACCAACAAGCCCAACAAGCATATGAATCTGCCTATGGTAGAGCAGATGACTATGATGATGATAGTTCGGGTATATAGGAGAAAAATATGGCAAATGGAATGATGGAAAGTCCTATGGGAGCACAACAACCTCCTATGGAACAACCAATGAACAATCAAGGAATGCAAATGGGAGGAGCAGACGACTCTGTTCTTGATATGCATTTAACACAAGACGTAAAACAAGCATTACAGGCAAAAGGAATTGATATGTCTGCAGTAGCAGATAGAGGCCCAAAAGAACCTGTAATAGTAATACCAGTTTCAATAATTTTACAACGATATCCTTCAAATGCACCAGAAGAATCTATGAAACAATTTGTAATGGATATGACAAAACAAGATTCTGCCCCGTCTCCGATGGCGGCAGAGGCACCTAGTCCAGATGGATTAGGAGCACCTACAATGAATAGGCCACCTATGACTGCATAGTCATAGCCCCCAAGCGACTCTAGGCCACCTGTTTTCCAACAGCACCAATCAAGGAGGATAAAATGGAAGAAAATAAACAAGAAGAGATTCAAGAAGAAACTCAAGAATCTCAAACAGAGGCTCTTCTCGAGCCTGTTCCTTATAAACGTAAAGTTACTAAGGAAGAAACAGAGGACACAGCTACCGTTTCAGAGGACACTTCTTCAGAAGAAGAAGCCACTCCAAAGGAAGAACGCCCTGTCAACGCTGAAGAGAAAGTGTTTAAGAAACGTTATGACGACCTTAAACGACATTACGATTCTACTGTCAATAAGCATAAAGACGATGTTGAAAAATTAAGACTTCAATTACAAGAAAATGCTGACAAGATTAACTTGCCAAAGACAAAAGAAGAAGTAGATGCTTGGAAACAAAAATATCCAGATGTCTATGACATTATAGAAACTATAGCCTATACTAAGGCAGATGAAAAAGCTAAGAAAGTAGAGTCTAATCTTAAAGAACTTGAGAGCCAACAAATGGTCGTTCAAAGAGATAAGGCAGAAGTTGAATTAGCTAAAATTCATCCAGACTATAATGACATAAGAGCAGATGAACAATTTCATGAATGGGTAGGCAAACAAGATTCTACAATTCAAGGTTGGTTATATGAAAATACAACCAATGCTAAATTAGCGGCTAGAGCTATAGACTTATACAAAATGGATACAGGATATGGTAAAAAGAAAACTGCTAAATCAGTTGAGGCATCTAAATCTGTTACATCAACTAGTAAACGTGAGGTTGATACTTCAAATAAAAAAATGTGGAAGATTAGCGATATAGCTAAAATGAAACCACAACAATTTGCAAAGTATGAAAAAGACATCGACTTAGCTAGAAAAGAAGGTAGAATTGTCAATGGTTAATCTTTAACTGTCTATAGGAGGACAACATGGCAATATCAAAAGCGGCGGGTTATGATAACCTACCATCGGGTAATTTTTTACCTATTATTTATAGCCAAAAAGTCCAAAAGTTCTTTAGAACTGCATCAGTAGTAGAAGACATTACTAATACTGATTACGCAGGAGAGATTGAAAATTACGGAGATACCGTTAACATTATTAAAGAGCCAACAATTACAGTAAGCTCATACACAAGAGGTGGACAAATCAACCTTCAAAATTTGGCTGATGACCAACTCCAACTTACTGTAGACCAGGCTAATGCATTTGCATTTAAAGTTGACGATATCGAAGAAAGACAATCTCATATTAACTTTGAGGCTTTGGCTACTTCTTCTGGAGCATATGCTCTAAAAGATTCATATGATGAAAACGTAATCGCAAATATGTTTTCAAATGCAGGTACAACTGTAGGTTCAGATGGTTCTGGAACTGACACAGGTTTCGGTTCTTCAGAAACTGACCCAACAGATATCCTAGCAAACTCTGCTAAAAGATTACATGCGGCAGACGTACCAACAGATAACAGATGGTTCTTAGGAACTCCAGAGTTTTACGAACAGCTTGGACAAGCTAGTGCAAAACTAATGGATGCGTCTGTTACTGGTGATGGTACTTCACCATTGAGAAATGGTAACGTTATGGATGGCCAAGTTAATGGTTTTAAATTATATATGACCAATAACTTTGCGGCATCATCAACTTCTAACTATTTTAAAGTGTTGTTTGGACATATGTCTTCAACAGCTACTGCAAATCAAATTGCAAAAACTGAAGTAGTTAGAGACCCAGATTCATTTGCAGATATCGTAAGAGGTTTGCATATATTTGGTAGAAAAGTACTTCGTACGGAAGCACTTATCGCAAGACATTTATTAATTGATTAATAGGAGGAGATACAATGGCAACAGTAAGTAAAGTAACTGGTGGAACTAGCGGACATCCTTCTACTAGAAGGAAGCCTTATTATGTTGAAAACACAATTGATTTTGATGTATTCAACCCAGAGGCTAATGACGTAGTTCAAGCATTAAATATACCTGCAGAAACATTAGTTATTAATGCAGGTTTAGAAGTCTTAACAGCTCTGTCTGGTTCTGTAACCCTAGATTTAGGTGACGCAGATGATGCAGATAGATATGTTGATGGCGATACAAATGCAGTAGGACATGCGGCTCCTGTAGCACACGCTTCTAATTCGGGCCATGTATATGGTTCAGCAGATACACTTGATGTAACTGTTCTTGGAGCAACTGCGGCAGTAGGTAAAGTACGTGTCTATGCAGTAATGTGTGATGTAAGTGGTTCAGATGAAACTGCTTCAAACTCATCATAAACATAATTAACATGGGGGCCTAGTGCCCCCTTTTAAAAATATGGCAGTACACGATTTAACAAGCACTCAAAAAATACAAAGTTTAACTAGTGATATTGACAGTAAATTAAAAGAATTAGAAAATAGAATTACAGTAATAGAAAACAATTTAAATAAAATATTGGAGATATTAGAAAACAATAATGATTAAAGTAGTAATGGCAATAATAATAACTTCAATGCCAAACTGGCCATCGGTAAAATATCAAGGATATTTATATCCAGATATGGATACATGCTTAACATCTACACAATTATATGTAGAACAATTTAGAGCATACGCTGATAGTCAAGGAGACCACGATGCTCATTTTGATTCTTTATGTTTTGAAGTTGATTCATATCCAATAGAAGGATTTAACAATTTAGAATTAGGAATATAATGGCAACATATTTAGTATTATGTAATAGAGTTTTAAATGCACTAAACGAAGTAGAATTAACTTCTGCTAATTTTAGCAGTAGTCGTGGAATACAAACTTCTGTAAAGAATTTTGCTAATAGAGCATTGCACGATATTTATAATGAACTAGAAGAGTTACCAAGTTTACATAAAGAAACAATACAAGTTACAAATGCAGGTCAAAGAGAATATGCTTTACCTACAGCTAATTCACCACAAACAGGTGATGCCCAATGGCGTAAGATAGATTGGGATACATTTTATTTAAAACCAAAAGAGTTAATGACTAATGGAGAGTTTACTTCTGACATTAGTAGTTGGACTACAATAGCAGGAAGCGGCAGTGTAGCATATAACAGTGGCGGTAATGGTAGATTACGACTAAATGATTTTGCGGCACATCAATCTATATCAACAGTTGTTAATCAAGAATACAGATTACAACTTAGAGTATTTGATTCTAATAGTGTAGGTGCGGCTTTAAAAGTACAAGTAGGTACAGCGGCAGAAGGAACACAAAATTTAAGTACAACTTTAACTGTTACAGATTTTGGAGAAGGTGCAGTATTAGATACTACATTTACTGCAACATCTCAAACAACTTTTATAACATTAAACAACACAGTTACTACAACTAATTTAGATGTAGATTATGTAAGAGTATCTAGAAACATAGGCGTACAAAGATTAAAATATATTTCTTATGATGACTACATACGACAGTACGCAGAAAGAGATAAAGTAAATTTAAGTTCTGCACAAGGTGAACCTAGATTTATATACAAAACACAAAGTGGTAAATTAGGAGTATCACCTGTGCCAGATAGAAGTGATTATGAAATTAATTATGAATATTATAAAGAACACACAGAACTATCAGCTTCTACAGACGAACCAGATTTAGATGATAGATATGCAGATTTAATAGTATCAAGAGCAAGTTATTTTACATACAATTTACGTTCTGACCCAGAACACGCAATGATAGCTAAAAAAGAATACGAAGAAGGGTTAGATAGACTTAGAACAGATTTAGTTACTAAACAAGAGTATATGCGTGATGATAGAGTAAACCTACGTTACTATGGTAAAGGAGTGATGTAGTGCCAAATACTTCACAGATAACACCTACAGTTGTCAGTTGTTTTGGAGGCCTAGTTTTAAATAAAGATGTATTTTCAATGAGACCTGGCGAGGCTCTACAGCTAACTAATTTTGAGCCAGACATTGCAGGTGGTTACAAAAAAATGTTAGGAACAACACATTACAATGATAATATTGTACCACAAGTATCAGCATCTAGTGAGATTATAGATATGGTAGCAATATTTAATGATGTAGTATTAGCGGCTAGAGGTGGCACAATATCTCGTGCAGGAACAAGTGGCTCATGGACTTCTGTAGTTACAGGAAAGAGCACATCATTTAGATATGATTTTGAACGTTATAATTATAACGGCACAGAAAAAATAATGATAGCAACTGGCGGAGATGCGGCTTTTTCTATTGACACATCGTTCAACGTTGATATAATAAATGCAACAGATGGTGGAACTGCTCCAACAAATCCAAAGTTTGTATCGTCATTTAAAAATCACATGTTCTATGCGGGCATGTCAAACGCTGTATCTAGCGTAATATTTTCTGGCCCATTTACAGAAGACGATTTTAATACTGGGGCAGGAACAATAAAAGTCGATACAACGATTGTTGGACTTAAAGTTTTTCGTGAAGAACTTTTTATATTTGGTGAAGACAGAATATTTAAAATAACTGGCTCATCAAGTTCTGATTTTGTCGTAACACCAGTTACTCGTAAGATTGGCTGTGTAGATGGTAAAAGTATACAGGAGCTTGGTGGTGACTTAATTTATTTAGCACCAGACGGACTTCGTACTATTGCAGGTACAGAAAGAATTGGTGACGTAGAATTAGGTACAGTATCAAAACAAATACAAGATAGAATTGCAGATATTGGAACAGATAATATTACATCTA